GTCGTCACACAACTCTGATGATTGATTAACAAAAACATGGAAGCCAGACTGCCCATGTATATTGCGCTGGAAATTGTTACCGTCATAACAGGAATACGAAAAGTTAAAGTTAGGGGAGTCTGTAGCAAAACCGCTACCAAACTGCATTCCAATTAAGTTGGAATCAGTTCTTACCTTATAGTTGCTCATATAAAATTTGGTATTGGAAAACTTCCGGCCTATACCGAAGCCACGAATCCAAACATTATCAACAACTATGTTATTTCGATCCATTCGTAAGCCAATAACACTGGCGTCAATACTGACCCTAACGGGTCTAGGATCAACTGCATCTGACGTATCAGTTGGCAAGGAAGCAAAAGAGTCTCCATCGACAATACAAAGGTCACGTAAGGCATTGCCTGTCCCAAGCAACTCAAGACCATCTGTACCTCGGAACATCAATACTGTTTGACTCATACCTGCCCCACGGATAATTAAAGCGGCAGATTCGGACGCTGACGTGCTGATTTTCGTTGAGTGGTAATAAACCCCTTGACCATAATTAATAGGCTGCTTGAGCGCTTTACAGACATTAAAAGCGGCTAAATTATCGGTTACACCGCCAGCACCACCGCCAAACCATTCAATATGAACCCCGTCTGCCGTGTTGTATATCCTCTCGGCATATCTGTTACTATCGTCGGTAAATACAATTAAAACCCCACCGTTATCCGTAACCGTTCCAGTTTTAACAACAAACTGACCTGCTATACCATCATCAGTAACAGTGATAACTTGTCCATCCGTGAGCGTGGAGCTATCCAAAGCCCTAGCCGCAGCGTAATCGGCTACAGGTATTTCAGCGGTTATAGCCGCACCGTTCGCTGTGAAAGCATCCATTCCCGTTGCAGTAGAATTAACTCTCCAAAAAGTATTAGCTATTGGCTCAGGTAGTGAGAAATCTGATACACCTTGTCGAGATTCTATAAACTTAGGCGAGCGCCTAGCCAGACCTTCAGCTTGTTTGGCTAAAGAAACAGAGCGATCAAAATCAGCGTTGACTGTAGCGGGTGTAAAATCCCCATTAACTTGATAATCCGTGGTTCGGCTTGATGGAATCGCAGAAACTATGGTGATTCTATCGCCAGTGGTCGCCCCTGTAGTTAGGGTGATAGTCCCGCCAGAAGCGCTACCCTCACCTGTTACAGTGTAGGCCGTAATCAAATCCGCCCCATCGTCAAAATCTTGTGCTGCTGGGGTCTGGTAGACGTTTAAATCAGTAGATTCAAAAATCTTGAACGTGTAATTGAATACAGTCTGTCCACTGGTGGCCGTGTATTCGTCGCGGTCATCATTTGTCGTAATGGTCATTGCAATGCCTCTGGTAGTATTTCGCCTTTTCGCCACCAATAATCGTTGCCATATTCTTTGGTGCGCTTTCTCATTTGTCGGTTAAACTTTTTTTCCATTCTTGGGTCGGCCATTAATGCGATCTGATCAAAAACTGCATCTGTAAATAATCGTGTTGGCCAAATATTAGGGACATAACGCCTAACAAAATCAACACCCTCCCCTAGCACGTTCGTTTCTTCGCCAGCCACCGCTTGCTGTATATTGCCAATAGTTAATTTTTCTGTTTTCGTTATTAGCTGGCCTGTTGGCCCCGCTAAGGTTTCAATAAGGCTTCCGCCAAAACGATTTTTATCTGAAAATAAGTAATCCCCAAAAATACCTAAGCCGCCACCCTGAGCAACAGCAGCAGCAAAGAATTTCTCATCAACAGGTCTAGGTTCTCGCCCTGCCGCGATATCTTTTGCCTGTAGTGCAACTCCACCTAATGCGCTCATGCCAGCCACTAAACTTGCAGAATATGCAAGCTTTTCACCCATAGTAGATTGATAGGCGGCTCGGTATAGGTGAGTGGTGGCGATAGTGATAGGGAAGGATTTGAGCATCATCATAGAGCGCCATACTTGCCCTAATCCTGTAGCTCGGCCCATACCTGCTGTAGTGATAGCTCTTACTCTGGCGTCTGGCGTGGGGACTGCGTAGTCCGTTTCAGACATCACCATTTGATGAAACTTTTCTCCACCATCTTGCGTCATGTCTGCAAACTTGGCACCCTTGAAATCTAAGGGTTTTTGTTTTCTAAAAACATTCCAATCTCTCTCATCAATTCCGTAAGTTTTAAATGCCCTCAATACGTTTTTATCTAAATCACCGAAGGACTTGCTAAAGTTATCGGCCAGCATTGAGGAGAATTCCATTCCGAATGCCTTTCGTCCGGCATCCGTCCAAGGCTCCAATAATGAAGCTCGCATTACCCCTTCCGCCACTTTTGCTGTGGGGCCAGTACCAAACACGTCTGAATAACGATTTCCTGCTGAAGCCATATTTGTCCACGAATCAGCCATCAGCCCCATTTTCACTGCAAAGATTCGATCCTTCTCGTTAGCGGGGTTCAGGAGGGATAGTTGCCTAGACAACGTTTTAAACGTAGGAATATTATTGTATTTTGTGGTTAGTCCGATCATCGCTACATCGGAGATGGACGACAAGAAAGCACCGCCCAAAGTAGAAGCGGTCAATATGTTTCGTGTGGACTGCATGAAGTCAGCGAGGCCGGTTAGCTCACCCTGATTGATTTTTCCTGACACAACATTCCATACGGCTTGAGTCATTGCCTTTTGAGGCCCACTTAATCGCTTATCGCGTTGCACCATCCCGAACAAAGTCTTAAAGGTAGCCTCTGGGTTTGGCCCCATCATTTCCATTAGAGCAATATCATGCGCTTTGGATGTGATATGGTCTGTTAGTGTGGTAAATATATCGCCTCGGCCAAATTCCTTTTGGTACTTCTGCCAAGATTCGGCATCTTTAAAATAAAGAAAACGCTTTTCTGAGCCTCTTGAGGCTAATTTCTTTCCCATACCAGGAGCAGTAAAGTCTTTTAGTTTACTTAGTCCGTTTGTAGTGATGGTGTCGTAGACTTTATCCAGGGCAATATCAAATTGCTCATCCGATAACTTATTACCGAAATCGTCTGTCATTTGCTCTCTATCAAGCAGTGGGGCGACTCTTTCCTTCCATATTTTTTTTGAAGCTTCGGGAGTATCCCCGACTTTAAGAAGTGCTTGAGCATCATGCTTTTGCGGCATCAACCACTTTTCATTCTTAGAAATATTGCCGCCATTTTTGTTAATAGTCTGGCGTATCTCTTCGGTGATCTCTGCCCACTCCTTAGCAAACTTCATGACTTCAGGATCATCTACCGCTTCGCCGTAAATAGCGCGAATTAGCTTATCAAGTCGCTCAGTGTCTTGAGTAAGCCCCAGTGTTCGAGAACGAAAAGCAGATAAAGCATCAGCATAACGCGACAAAAACCGAGCTTCATAAGTCTTTGCACGATACTCAACATTAGCATAGCCAGCTTTACCCGTTATATCTTTGGTTAGAATGGACATTAAGCCCGTCAACTTACCTTCAGGATGAGACTGTATATTTTCCCATCGCTCGGCCTGTTTGACAGCCTGTAAAGCCGTAGAGCGTTTCTGCTCTGTTAAATCTGCTAACACCTCATCTATTGTCAGATTAGGGTCATCTGAAGCTTTAATTCTCTCTGCGGTTTCACGGCTCATCTTACCCGCTTTGACAGCTAAATCAACACAAGAGGCTATACTCATGCAGCACCCATTACACAGCGCAACACGTCATCAATCCCCTCAATAGCCTCGTCTAATTGCTGAATTTTTACATTAGCGTCCACTATTTGTATCTCTCCATTCACCTCTTCACCAACAGGCATAGGCTTAGTCTCAACTTCTGGGCGATTCACTTTTCCACCAGCTTTTTCTACCTTATCCAATACATCCGAAATCTCTTTATCCACTACAGCCTGAGCTTCTTTTAAAGCAGCAAAGGATGCCTCCGCTTCGTCCATACCTTTAGCGGTAAACTCCTGAAACTTTTCTTTGATCATGTCGGCCTCTGCCTTATTAATAGCTTTGCCGGCTTTATTTAAGCAATCAGTTACGTTCATTCGGGGTAGCCACCACCTTAGTGATGTCCTTGGTTGCATTTCTTTGGATGTCGAAGGTATAAGCAACAGGCTTAGGCTTTTCTATTGCCTTAAGTAAGGGGGTAAAATCTATCTTTGTTTCTGGGATTGACTGAATGGCTTTGGTGAGGTCTTGACTGACAGACACATTGAGCTTTGCGAGAGTCGCCAAACCCTCCGCGATCTTGTTAAGCGCTTCGACTTTTTCACCATCGTCTTTGCCCTCCACCATGTCATAGAGTGAAACTTCTCTAACCATTGAGACACTTCTCCAAAATATCCAAAGACTTACGCCTTTTCGTGGCTTGCCTCCATACCGTTTGAGCGTCAGATTCCACTTCTTTTAACTTGCCGGTTTCCTTAATTCTTACCGTTTCCTTGATCTTAATACCGGAAAAATCCTGATCGACATCCTTAACAGGTGGCTCCCCTTGGCGCTGCTTAAACTTTAATAAATCCTGATCGTATTCGTCAGCAATACCTAATTTATTTAACACCACCCTTTCTCTTGCGCCTGCCGTACCTTTTCCGTCGATCTTAACTTCAGGCTCAATAAAATCCTCGGCTTTTTTAACCGCCTTATTTACTTCTGCACGTTTTACTTCCAGCTCTTCTAGCCATTTCTTCTCAGAGCTAATTAGCTCTTCCGACGACATACCTTCTTTTTTATAAGGATTGTCTTTTAGTGTCTCGACCATACGATCAATGGATTCTTTTGCCATATCCACTTCATCGGAAACTGGAAGCTCTTCAGCCTTCCTCCTAGCGCCTTGCAGCATATCCCCTATACCCTTGCCAGCCCCAGTGAGAATGGCCGCTCCTGTGGCTGCTGTGGCGATATTAGTAAGGGCGTCTTTCCAGTCATAAGGCGATTCAATATCTTGCTTGTGGTCATAAACGAAACTCTGAATCCCAAGCTCCGCAACCCCTTCAATAGCACCCGCTTTTAAAGCAGCTCGACCAATACCAGCCAACCCTCTAGTTGTGGTTGTAGCAGTGGCAATGGGTAAAGTGGCAATTGAAATAGGGTCAAGCATGTAAGCACTCATTGAGCCTAAAAACTGAGCCATGCCTGACCCTCGGGCAATAACATCTTGTGCGTATTCTCTGCGCTGCCTTAAAATATTATTTCGATCTTCAGTAAGCATCTGTGTGGTAGGAATTTCGGGAAAATCTTGAGCAGCCTGATCATAATCAAATTTATAACCTTGGCCATGAAGGCCGCGCTTCATGTATTTTTGTTTATCTATTTTGCCCGCATCAATTAATTGCTCAACTTGATGCTTACGCTTAGACCAACCCTCACGATTCATTGCTCCAGATATTGACATCTCCTCATCAATAACCAGACCCACAGACGCCCCAAACACATCGCCAAAACTACTATCTGGCTTTATTGCCTCGGTTTGGTAATTAGCTTCTTGGCTGCGCTGACGCTGATCTTTTTGACTAATAAATGGCATTATCGACCCCGCCTCTTAGACTTCTGGCCAGCTAAAAGTTTGTTTCTTTCTGCCAAATCCTCGTTATATTCAATGACAAAAGGCTCACCTTTTTTATTAAGTTGTATCAAACCATTATTTAAAAGATAGTAGCGGCCATCGCCAATACTTTGCCACTGTGCATCTTGTGCATCTTCGGGCTTCATGTGCATCAATCCACCCATTTCTTCAATTATCTCTGGCTGTAGATCGTCAACAAAATCCTCGAAATCATCCTCATCAACACCTCTGGGCAATTCCAGCTTAAAACCGTTCACCTTAGCGATACCGCCAGTAACAGCCTCAAGAGCATCCTCAAAATCACCAGAACGAAATATTTCTGGACTATCTGTAGTCGATGCGTGATAAGCAATAGCAGACTCTATAACAGCCTTTCTATCCTCGACTCCGTAGACTTCGCCAGCCAATCCGATAACGTCTTCAGCAGCGGTTAAATACTCCTCCTGCGAGGGTAATTTAACTTGCTTTGTTTTAATCAGCTCCTGCCCTTTAAAGATTGCAGTCATCACGTTTCTATCACCAATGGCACCGGCCATAGCAAAAACATTTGCATTCTTTTTATCAAGTTGCTTCCAGATAGCTTGAGAAGGCCCAAGTGTTAGCGCTAAATTAACTTTATCTTCAGGTGTAGATTCTGGAAGTAGATTAACAATACCTTCGACCTCAGAATCCATTAAGGGTCCGACCTCTACCCCATAAATCCCGCTCAAAGTATCAGCCTGCTCTAACCGCTCTGCAAAAGATTCTGGGTTTTGCGGATCAAAAGGAATATGCTCGATAAGACCTTGGCGAACACCTAACGAATAACCGTCATCTTCAGCCATTTTATTAATTCGATCATTCGCTTTTTTTAAGGCAATATAATCTTGCTGGCCCTCAAGTGTATTTGCTTGATTTTGGGCCATACTTAAAATGGCGGTGCGGTTAGCTCTGGTTTGTACAGCAAAGGTTTCTAAATTTAATAATCGCTTATAATCAGATTCTAGGTCAGTGCCTTTGACCAGATCGTAAACATCAGCCTTATCCTGTGAGTCAATCGTAAAGCCCACCGATAAAGACTGCTCCATATCCTTTAATCTTGATTTGGCTAACTTAAGGCTTTGTCGTGCTCCACCTGCCACTCTGGTTTGTAATCTTGCAACATCGGAGCGCATGTCCGAAATAACATTTTCCCATTCGTCCGGAGTGTAATCCTTGGGAATTTCTTTTTCTAGCTCACTAATTTTCTTAAACGCTGCGTCGGTATCATTCTCGGCTATATCAAGCACTTCTTTTTTGTAGCCTTGACGAAAGACACCTTTTTTGCTTTTGATGAACATTTCATCAGCTTCAGCAGCAGAAATATCCCCAGACTCAACCATCGAATCTAGCGTGGCCCGACTTTTTAATAAATTCTCTTGAGCACCCTCAAATTCACCATTGCGAGTGAGCCTTGATGCCTCATCTGCGTAAGTAGCAAAGGAACTTAAGCGCTCATCCTTTGATGCTTGATTGCTTCTTGCAATAGAAACTCGCTGTACCTGAGTAAAACCTCGGCTTGACATTGACTCCAGACTTTTGCCAACAATGTCACGAGCAACAGGATCAACACTGGCTAATACTTTCTTGCGGTATTCATCAATGGATTTATTGTATTTATCAACATCACCATCAGCTTCCTGGGAAATACGGTTGATCTCTTCCGTGTTATCGCGGTCAATACTGGTAACGTAAGCATCTCGAAGCCCCTTATTGTATTGATCGACCGTTTTAGAGCCTAAAATACCCATAAACGCTTTGCGTTGCTCAGGTAGCTTTCTGTTCCCTTGCTCGTCCTGTTCTATCTCTTGCGTCTGACCTTCCTCTCTCGCCTGAACTAAATTTTTATTAATTCGCTCTTGGCGTTTTTGCGAGGCCCACGCCTCTAAAGACTCGGCAACACCTGTGCCTGAACCACTAGAAACTGTTGGAGCACCTATATTAACTGGCATTATTTAACCTTGCCTCCGCTTGACGCACCCTGAATTGAATCAACAACACCTTTTAATAGGCTTAACTGCGCCTGCCCTTTAAGCTGCCCTGATCGCGCAGCGCCTCGATATAAGGCAGATTGCGCCGCAATTTTTGAGTTAAAACGATCGCGGTCGATGTCCTTGTCAGCATCTTCAATAGTGTTATTGATTACCGCTAAAGGCGAGCCGGTATTAACTTCTATACCCCTACCACTAGCAGAAGCTCTCTGCGAAGAGATAGCCTTAACTAGCTCAAGCTTTCGATCTGTCTCACGCTGTAGTGCTGCAACGCCTTCCATCTCAGCCGCAAGTTTTCCTTCCGTACTTGCTAATTTAGCCGCGCTACTTTGTTGTTTGTAAGCCAAAATTGACATACCTATATCCATTATGTTTTTACCTCAGCGCCTATGCTTAATAAAGTGAACGGATAAGGGGTGTTTTGCGTAACTTCGATTTGTTTATCAATTGCATACCCCCTTAAAGGGATGCGCTTTATCCCAGAATTTGGCGTGGGTGCGCTAAATTGATTTGAGCCTATAGTTAGATCGGGAACATCTACCCCATCCACTTGTACACCATTGCTATCTAGCAATCTTAAAATGGCGCGGCGTATTCGCTTCTTTCTTCCAGCGTTCGGCCCATTGTTGAGTGAAATTACAATGGGCATCGTTTTAACTGTCGGTCTAAAACGAATACCCGCATAACCCGATGTAACTTCTCTACCTAAGTCAGTGGAAGAGGACGCTGTAAAAGTCCCCATGTAAAAACCATCACCAATGGCTTCGATAGATTCACCATTAATATGGGACATATCAATTGTTTGCGAAGAAACAGGTAGGCCACAGTCAACACGGTAATCTGAGTCCTCGACTTCCAATGTCCAAACCCCATTACGATTAACAATGACGTTCAGCATTCCACCAGCCACACAAATATCTTTAATTAAACCTTGCTCAGTCTCCCAGGTTGAAAAGCCCTCCACTCCTTCCTCTGGTAGGTAGTTCAAGCAGGCAATACTTGAGTCTTCAGTGTTTAAAATGTAAATGTAATTAGCATCACTTGTTGCGCTACCTCTGGCTATCTCAACACGACCCATAGAACCCAATAAATGCGGGGCAAGTACGCCAATATTTCTAGCCTCAATAGCCTGGAATTGGTTAACGATATTGGATCGAATCAGCGCTCTTGAATTGTTTTGCGGATAAACTACAGCACCATCAATAACCGCAGGCTTAACTCTTGCGCTGCCGTAATTAGAGAACACATCAAAACGGACATTGGAGGGAGTGATAACATCTTCAGGACAATAAAATTCGGCGCCAGCTGTAAACACTTGTAGCTTTCTTGAGCTAACAAGGGAATAAACTTTATTTATCTGATCGGTTTGCAGCGTGACAAAAACAGCATCATCGTCATCAGCCTGATCAATATTAAAGTTATAAAAGTCACCGATAACAGAGCCAAAAATAGAATCAGGCAAACTATCAGTAGAAGCCATCCATAAACGGCTTTGATGGAATACTGCAACCTCTGGCCAGCCTCTTGTCGCACTGAACGCATCCTCTTTACGGCTTGTGCCTGGGGTCGTAATAGTGGCCTCACCACTAAAAGAAGTGCTTTGCGTATCAACTGCAATGGCTGTTACAAGCCCATAAGAACCTGCACTATTGCCTCCAAATGTAATGTCGTATGTAGTGCCTGTCGAGTAAGCCACACTAATCCCAGAGCTGGCTGTGTTGGGCATATTCTGTAAGGCTCTGGCTATCCTAGTTATATTCTCGCTAGTAGTTGCAGACCAAACAACGTCTTCACTTAAAAAGCCATCCAAGCTTAATTTGTAGCGATCCGAAGTATTTACATTAACAAATACAATCCGCTGCACTTCGTCAGCAGGCGTTGGGCTAGACGCATCATTAAAATCATACTGGGGGACGTTCGTAAACGTTACTGTAGAAAATGACCATGTAGTCGAATTTGTCCGACCTATTATGGCCGGCTTATGACCTGCCGCTAAAATAATTGCTGTATTGGTAGACTGTATATAATAAAACGTGTCTTTAATGTCAGCCCCGTCCCACTCGCCACTTGGTGAGATATCAAGCCAATCATTACCAGAGCCATTAATATTGGTTTGGAGTACATTATTCTCATAAACGTACATTCTTGATGGGTCTGTTGCCGGTGCATCCTCGAACACGAACACTAGCGTATAAAATAAAGAATCTGTTACCTTAAACTCACGCATCACTGCGTTGGCAGGCACCGTATCAACATACTTGGTGCCAGGTCTTATCTGTGCTGCGCCTTGAGGGGTAAGACGTACATTTTTAGCAGTCTCTAAGCCGTTGTAGTAAACGTCGGCATCAATACGGCCCTTTAACTTAGGGTCTAATGCCCCCTTGTTTAAATTAGCCTGATATTGCCAAACGCCCATTAACGCATCATCCTAATAGGATTACTACGGATAGCATCCTGTGGCTGTTGTTGCGCATCAGCGGCCATAGCCTGACCCAATTGAGCAATATACTTTTGCTCAAAAATCTGGGCTTTCTGCTCATCCTCTGCAACTGAGATGCTCAATTCCGAAGCCAATTTATACTCAATCGTCTTGACTACCTGAGAGGGCAAGTAAGATTCATCAACTTTATGCACATAGCGAGCAAAGGCTGTATTAGAGTTTGCGTAAATATTCTCACCAACAATCTTGTAATCACGAACATTCAACAAAGCCCACAAACGAATAAGGTCAGTCGGACGTCTAAATGCTGTGGAATAACCAGTCTCCCGATCAGGAGCTTGAGTTAGCTTAGAAAGGAATTGCTCTTTGAGGGCAAATGTCCAAGGGTGCTGACTTAACACAAGCTGGTAAGTATCATTATACAAATTACTTGCTGCTGTATTTTCAGACAACGCGTTAATAGGATCATCCCCTATAAGAATCAGAGCGTTACTTGCCATATCGATAGCTGAAGCCATATTTCACCTAAAAAAAAGGGGCACCGAAGCGCCCCTTTCGTTGTTGCTGCTATTAATCAGTATCCGTTGCTGCAAGGACGGTTCCATCTGCAATATCGACAACACCAGAAGCGTTACTTAATACTTGCGCCAAAACAGCCACACGAGTTCCGCCTGTTGATGTTTGCAAATAAATCAGATCGCCTACAGCGAGAATGTCTGAAATTTCATTGAAATAACCACTTGTGTTAGCCGTAGCTATCGTATCTTCGGTGGTATAAGTATGAATTGATGGCGCAGTACCTGTACTAGCGCCGGGATTAAAGTCAGTTCTTACAAAAGCCATGATCAATTCTCCTTAAACAAAGTCGATTCTGGCGGTGCCTTCGGGATCAATAAGTGCTGCTCCCGCTTTCACCAAACCGTTACACAGCCAAGAGACTCGCTCTGGCACCCAATCGACAGAAGTTTTTTCGTCGATACCTACTGCTAGACCTACGGAACTAGAATCAAAAGCATAAGCAATTGAACCAGAACCACCCAATCCACCTTCAGTACGCTGTGCACCAATCTTGACAAAGTTGAAACCCATGAAGGAATTCAGCTCGCCATTAACCAATGCACGAACAGTATTAAAGTCAGAAGAGGTGGTTTCAGTGTTAGCCAGCAAGGACTCCATACCAGAACCAGAAACCAAGATGGTTTGAGTTCCTTCAAGCTCCAGATCATCCCAGAAAGCACGTAAAGAACGTAACTTAGCAGTGGTAAAACCTGTAGCACCAGCAGCAATATCAAAACCAGTGCCAGCCGTGTAGGAAGTGTTGTAAGTTCCCGCTATTAACGCATCAATCACCAACTGATCCATAGTTCGACCCATGGACTTACCAATTGTCTCGGCTAACTTGGATTTTTCATCGAAGTTGACCGTGGCAGCATCAAAAATATCAGTGTATTCAGGGTGCTCGTGGTTGGTCAGTGTTGCGGTGATTGTTGAATGGTTGACATCCATAGGAACAACAAGCGAACTAGAACCAGTGCGCTGATGGCCTAAGCCTTTACCCATTAAACGGAATTTGTACGTGTCGCCGACTACGTTAGAGCGTAACTCGACTAGATTTTTTAGCTTGCCAGAACCTTGAAACGCATGCTTCACTTGCATGTCGAATTCTGTCTTGGCTACTGAGGATAGTGTCTTTGACATGATCCTTCTCCTATATTACAAAACTATATTTCTTAGCTCTGCTATGTAACCGAAACGGGATAGCAGTTAGCTCATCTATCGTTCCGGCCATATAGGGTATCGGATCAAGTTTAAATCTACTCTAATTTAATTGCTTAGTCAACCATTGACTAATCTATAGTTAACTAGCCAACTACTTGCTGAAATTGGCCTTTCCCAACACGCCGCTCAAGCATTTTCTTCACCTGTGCTCGGCGCTCTGGTGACTTGTTGTAGATGCGCTGACCAAACTGATCTTCCTCAAACATTAACGACTGAATTTCCTCTTCGCTTGGGAGTGAATCGGCCTCGCCTTCCGGGTTAATTGAGGGTTTACCCGCCATATCTAGCAACCTTTCAAATTGCTCTAGCGCATCCTTGCTGGTTATTTGATCCGCTAACGCTTCCATCTCATTAGCTTTAAGGAAATCATTAATATTCTGTGATCTACTCTCGAAGTTGTCTATCTGAGCAATCTGTTCATTGAAAAATTCTTCATTGGCCTTTTCTTTTGACGCTTCGATGGTGGCATAAAGCTCTACCAGGGAATTAAAACCATCCTGATTGAGGTTATTCTCTTTTCCCCACTCAAACGCCGCAGACACTAAAGGATCATCCTGACTTAACTCTATGCCTTCAGGAGCCACCACTTCATATTGCTCTGGTGCTCCGGTGAAATTCTGGAACTTATTA